CAGGAAATCGGTGGATCTTTCGACAAAAACTCGCTCATCAAACTTGATCGATTCAGGAATCGAATTGAGCGGAGTGCGCGTGGAACCATTGGGAGAAATATCGACAAGGCTCTTCCGTCATTCTATGAGCGTTGGTCAACCACTCCGTTTGGAACCAGAACGACGGCAGCGTACTCCGCTCCTGGCGTTTCATTCCAATCTACGGAGCAATCGACCGAATCGATGAGTCTTGAAGATATGCAGCGTTTGATTCAGCAGTTGAAGGCAGAGAACGAACAGTAATAAAAATATGCCATTATCACCTGAAAAAGCTGCTTTGCTTCAACGACTTGAGTCAGAAGTTGCTCGTCGAATAGCGTCAAGCAACGCTGTTCCGAATCAACCTTCTGTTCCGCAGGTTGAAGCTGCCGCCGCTGTTGGATCGACAGCTCAGTTGAATCAGGCTGTAAAACAGTCGGCCACTGTTGGAGAGATGCGTCGCCGCGAAGAGCAGGGGCTTGTTTCTGCGCTTAATCCAGAGCAAATCAGGCAAGCGACGATGAGTGACGCTGCTCGGATGGGCGAGGCGATGCAGCAAGAGGAGGCTCGTCTTGCTGCTGCTGGCGCACCGTCGATGTTTGATGAGACTGTCCCTGAAGGTGCCGCATCGGTTGCGCTTGGATTTGCTGCTCCAGAAATGCTTGCCGCAAGAGTTCCAGCTTTGGCCCGTGCGGCAATGGCTGGAAAACTTCTTCAGAGAACCGGCGCGCAGGCTACTCTTGGGGCAACCGGAGGGGCTGCATCCTCAATTCCAAAAGCCGTAGAACTTGTTGCCAAAGGAGAACCTACTGAAGCGGTTACAGAAGTTGCTAAAGAAACCGCAATAGGAACAGCACTTGGCCCTGTAATTGGAGAGCCAATGCGAGTCGTAATGGCTGGCGTAAAGGCATTGGGTGGAAAGCTACCACTCATCAAGGAGACTGTGGCCAACTTGTTCAGGCCGGTTGACCTGACCTCTGATCAACTTAAAATGTTGAGGTCAGTTCAGACTATTGAAACTGCGACTGGACAGCAGGTTCCGATTTCTTTAGCAGGAGCGATAGATTCTCAGGCTATTTCAAAGAGAATGGCTTTAGAAGGAGCAGAACCTGATCCTGAAACAATGGGCCAACTCTATGAACTTGCCCTTCATCGAGCAGCAAATACCCCTCGCGGAAACAGGACTCCACAAGAAATTAGCCGTCAGGTTTTCGATGTTCTCGATCCGCAACGTCAAGGTCTTGGGAAGCAAGCCGAGATGGCGGTCCAAAACTTTTCTAATAGAGCGGCAAACTCTGTAAACAATGCAGAACAGCGTATTCGTCAGGTTGGGAAATCTTTTTTTGCACCTGGACGTAGCCTTGCTTCGATTGGAGATGACCTGAAAGAACTTGCTGAAAACTCGCTGGAGACGGCAAGGACTTCGTGGAACAAGGCTTATTCAGATGCCAAGAAGCTGCCCGAGTATTCACAGACCCTTGTGGATCTTCAGCCGCTCATAGACTTTGCAAATTCCACAGGACTGAATCTCGCTAAAACTGCTGGAGGAAACATTTCTGTTATCGCAGCACCTGCCGGACAGCGCGCCACACTTGCTGCCGCAGAAGATTTGTTAAATACGGCGAGTCTTGAGGAGGCTAGAAATCTGGCATCGAATCTTTCAAAGCAAATCAGGCAAGCTGGTATTCTTCCAGGCGTTGATGTTCGCACCAAGGCGCAACTGGCAGAAATTGCGGCGAATCAAATCGACAGTGCTGTCTCACAGTCTCCTCGTCTTCAAAAAGCACTTGGCGCAGCAAACCAAAATTACGCTCAAAACATCAGTCGTTTTAGGGGTAATTTGAGCGATGGCATTCTCAAGGAAGTTGGCGAGGGCGGTGGGCTTTCTGGAGAGGCTATCATTTCTCGGCTCACCGGATCTAACGCTGAAACCAATCTCAGTCTACTAACCGATCTTTTTGGCTCTTCAAACGCCCAAAAGGGTATTGATTTGGTTAAGGAGGCAATCGTTAGCACGGCATCTCAAGCTGGTAGAAAAGGTGCTGGAATTAACGTAGGGAGGATGTTTGAAACGATTAACGGACTCCCAGAGCCTGTGAGAAATAGGCTTTTCCCAAACTACGCAAACATTAGAAACGCGTTTATCTCGGAATCTCGACTTGGAGATATTAGGGTTGCTGTAAAATCACCGGAAGGATATTTGGCATCAGTCAATGCTGATCCGCGTTTTGTCGAGCAAATGCTTGGAACGACCGATAAAAACACTCTCCAGCAACTTGCACAAAAAGCAGTTCAAGAAGATGTCCGCGTTAGGTCTGAGCTTTCGAAACTTGGACTCGACAAGGTTGTGGATAGAGATGCGTTTGACATCGCAAAATTTGTTTCAGATCCGATAAATCAGCCAAAAATTGCAAATGTTGTTTCTAGGTTGTCCTCAAGAAAACCAGATGTACTTCGAGATGTTCAGTCTCTTTTTATCGACGATCTTCTTCAGCAGTCGAAAACGGGAGATGTGATTGATGGTCAAAAACTTCTTAACCTTGTGTCTTCCGGGGTTCAGGCAGGTCCAACAACGGCAGGCCGAGTTGCTAGTCCATTATTTGAAACAGCAAATACACTTTTAGGTCCTACTGGAAGACAAGAACTTGAAAAGGTTGCGAAAGCTATTGCCGACATGCCAATCCCAGCAAAGTCGGCATCTGATGTGAATCGGGGTCTAATTAACTATCTTTTGGTTGGATACCAAGGCGGTAATGTGGCTCAAGGAACAGTTCCAGCCACGCTGGCCTTTCTGTCTCGACTGTGGAATTCAAAGAGTGAAGTTCGTTATCGTTTTGCGGCAAAAATGTTGTCGTCTCCAGAACTTCGAAAGTTGGCCATGACTCCTGTCAAAGATGTCGAGGCGGCTTCTTTGGTTAGCGCGGCAAATCAACTTTCACAGTCTTTGCGTCAGGAATTTGGAAAGAACTCAGAGGAGTACAGGCAAGCGGTTGAGGCTGAAAACGAACTTCCATGAAAACCTCCCTCTCCAAAAAAGGTAACACCTATCAGGGCAAGAAGGTGACGCTCAACAAGCCGTTCTACACTCCTGGCGAGCGGAAGAAGAGCGCGGTGTACGTCAAGAATGACAACGGCAACGTCATCAAGGTTCGCTTTGGAGACGCCAACATGACGATCAAAAAGTCGAATCCTGAGCGTCGTAAGAATTTCCGCTCGCGGCATAACTGCGCGACGGCAACCGACAAAACAACTCCTCGGCACTGGAGTTGCAAAGCATGGTAATTTTATGGACAAGATGAAACTTGGTGGTGGCGGGCGTTACGAGAAGCTGATCGGCAGTCTTGAGAAGAAGGGTGTGAAAGATCCTGCTGCATTAAGTGCAGCCATTGGCCGCAAAAAATACGGCAAGGCAAAGTTCCAATCGCTCGCTGCGAAAGGTCGTCGCCGTGCTGAGCGTGAGAAGGCTAACGCTTAGGTCGTCCCGTCCACGGCTTCTTCGCCGCTGCTTTATCCACGACGAACTTCTCAGGCTCCGCGTAGTTCCATGAGATGTCGCCGCCTGTGCCACGCTGGATCATAATCGATCCGGTGACTTTTCCTTCTTTGTCTGTCATGCCGGAACGGTCGGCCCGTTTTGCCATGCCGAGCATGAACTTGCGCGGATTGTTGAAGCCAACCTCCTTCATCACAATCACCTCTCTCGCCCAGTTCGTCAGGTCCGACGATCCGAATCCTGAGTAGGCCAAATCTGCCACGCTCTCCGGCTTGTCATCCTTGCCCTTCGGCTTGGGGAAGTGATGGACAAGCACTAGGACAACGCCTGTCTCCATCATAATCGGCTGGAGCAGATGTCGCGTGAAGTTCGCGCAGACCTCGATGTCCGCAGGATTGCCACCCATGTAGGAGAGCAGCGGATCGATGTAAACTAGATCCGCCTTGGTCTTGCGAACGAGACGGCGGAGCATTGTGGCGAAGTCGGAGCCGGTCCTAACCGTCTCGCGGAAGAAGAGCATGTCAACACTCCGCAATCCTCGCTCCCAGTTCTCTTTTCCGAACGTCATCTGAGCAGCGCCTTTGAGTGCGTCATGCTGATCGGCGATGTCGTTCTCAGCTTGGATGTAGGCCACCTTGAGCGCGCGCACAGGCTTTACACCGAACCACGCTTCACCGGACGCCCACTTCATCCCCTGATACGCGGCCATCGAGCTTTTGCCGCAACCGCTCTGGCCGACGAATAGAAGTGAAGATCCGCGACGTAGCCATCTGTCGCCGATCAGATTGTCAGGATCATTCTTAGGGTCGTACTCGATGATGCTATCGAGCGAGAACTCCTGAGGCATGTCCTGCGACTCCAGATAGTCCGTGAATGCATCCCAGTTGACCGACCCGACATTGATGGCCAACAGCTTCTGCTCCTTTCCATCGCGCATCACACCTGCAAGACGGCTGAACCTGCTCGCGTTCTTGTTCTTCGGATCGATGCCGAGCGTCTCTAACTGGCGATAGACGACATCACGGCGCTCGCTCCATTCCTCCTTGTTCGCCGCATCGACTCGCACCCAGCCGTGCAAGCTCTTGCCGCCTGAATCGATGACGACGGACATCGGCAATTTGGACTCCTTGAGGATCGTCCATTGCTCGTCCTTGGTCTTCTCGTCCATCTCAACGAGGACATGGCGGAATGCTGCCACGCCGGAATCAGAACCACTCTCATCGAAGCACGGGTTGACGCGGACGTAAGCGCCACGACTGTCAGGACCGTTCCACATGGAACTAATTGGCGGCGTGAAATGCTTCTCAATCCATTCGTCGCGCTTGAGAAATGTACCCTTGGAGTTTGGTCGAGTCCGACCTTCGTCGTCGCTTACGATGTCATTGCAGATGCAGACAACTTCGTCCGGTTCGAAGCAGGCTTTTAAGAAATCTATGGTTGAAAATCGAAAGTCCGATTGCGGAATTGCTTGGATCTTACGCACCACAAACTTGCCGGTAGGCGATACGGGAGTACCACCCTGACCGATGCCGGGATGCGATTCCAGAAGCCATCCGCGCGGCTTGTCGTGCGAAACCTTGGACGCCTGATCGAGCTTGTGGGCCAGTTCATTCGGCTTCCACGGCGGGAGGCATTTCGAGTTGTACTCATGCATGAGCGTTTCGGCATCCCCCGCATTCAGCTCAAAACCGTGTATGAGCGAGGTTGCCACTGCGAAGGTTGCTCCATGCCCATTCTGACCTGAGACGGCTCCTGGCGTGTTACGCAGCCATGCGCGCGCACGATCTACTTTTGATTGATTCATTCGATTCCAAGTTGTTTTCTCGCTATCTCCCCGCTTCGACCAAGATCGGTCTTGGCGATTTCGGAGAGGACTGAATTTGATTTATCTAACTTGCTGAAAAGGAGAGCAAGCTCTTTGGGGGTCATCAGATATTTGCTCCAATGCTGAATGGCGATGGAGCGTGACTGAAACTTCGCAAAGAGCTGCTCTTGTGCGGCGATGTAAAGTTTAGGGCTTCGCATCGACCAGAACGAACTTGGCCTTGAATTCGGCTTTGGTTCGAACGTAGACCTTGCTCTTGCCTTCTCGCATGTAGGCCACGCCTGACCACTTGGTTTCTCCGATGCGTATTTCTACGTCGTCGGACAGGAGTTCAACCTCCACTGAGCTGTTTCCTGAGTTCTTGTATTTCATCTTCAGAAGCGTCGTCGAGATGGCCGACTCCAACCGCTTGCCATCCGCCGTCCACGCTGCGTTTTGGCTTCGCTGGCTTGCTCATCCAACCTCGAAGAATCGCATAGTCAATGAGGCGCGGAGCTTCCTTCAAGAGTTGTTCTCGGGATATTTCAGATGCTTTCATCAGAATTGATTCGTTTGACCGCACGACCGCGACGACCTTCGGAACGTCGCATGCCGAGTTCAGTTTGCTCTTCGCTGGCGAATCCACGGCGGACAAGCCATTCCTTATACTTCTTGTCGATGTACGCGAAATCGATGCGTGGCGTTGATTCATCGGCTTCAGCGATTCTGACTATTTTGTTCGCACTGTTTAGGCTCATATATTTTCTGTATTCGTTTGTATGCTTTCTGCGTGTCGGTGCAGTCGATGCACAGGTCGAAGTCTCCTCCGATTGTGCATCCGCAGCCAAGTGCTTTCGCAAGCTCCTTGGAAATCCATTTGTACTCTGCCAGCTCTTCTTTGAGGTCTTCGAGTTCTTGGCTCATTTGAGGACAAAGAGAATGAAGTATGCGCTGGTGATGACGACGCCCATAGCGAATGCGGCGATGAGCATTTGCTTCAGCTCTTCAGGCGACGGTGGCCGATTCATCCTACGAATCATCTGCCGCCTCCTTGAGCGTAATGGAGAATGAGCAGGGCGTCACAGTTCTTGAGACTGACATCCAGATTCGGATATAGTTCCTGAGCCTTCGATTTTAGCTTTCGCTTCCACTCAGGACCAGTGGCGCACGCCTTTCTACCGCCGAGTCCGAGGGGTTCCTGCCAGATCTTGGGTTCAACTCGGTGCAGTGCGTAGCCCTGAGAGTAGGCCAGTCCTTGGATGATGCCGTAGTTCTCGTGCAGGGTTGCGACCGAAGCAGCAGGCGTGAGCTTGGACACGAACTTGGGAACCTTCTCAATCCACAAGTGGCTATCTGCTAATTTGAATCCGCTTAGTAGTTGCGCCATATCGGGCAACGATTCGGGCATTGGAAAGAGCAGAATTTCATCTGCTGTTTTGACCGCGAATCCACCTCCGACACCAGGATCGACCGCAACGATTGTTTGGTTTGATTTCATTTTAGTAGCAAAGGACCGTTATTTGTTCCGCCGCGATACGCACAGCGCTCTTGGTTTCACCGCCATCACTCCACTTCTCGACCTTTACGCGGCCTTTGACACGCACCAAAGCGCCGTTCTGAATCTCAATAATCTTTTCCGCAACTTGTCCCCATGAGGACAGTTCGAATTCATCGTAATCTTCGTGAAACCTGCCATCCGCATCCGTCCAGTGACGAGCGACGGATATAACGCGGCGCACCATAAGCGCGCCTGTCTTGGTTTCGGTTTGACGGCTGATGCCTCGTAGTTCGCCGATCAGATAAACCACGTTCTCTGTGGGCGTGGCTGTTTCATTCGTTGTTGTAATTGATGCACTCATTGGAAAACGCAACCTAGTTCACGGTAGCATTTCATTCGCTTCTTTGCGTGGAACGCTCCGATGGGATGAAACTTGTCCGAAAAATCAACGATTGTCGCACAGTTTTTGGAATCTGTTTTTCGCAATGCGCGACTCGCCCTCTGAATCGTCTTCTGCGACGACCGACCGCCGCTCACCATGATGAGCAGTTCGACATTCGGAAGATCGAGTCCTTCGTCGGCCAATGATGTGGCAATCATGGTCCGCAGGTTACCGGCCTTGAACTCCTCCATCGCCGCCTTGCGCTGCTTCTTGCCGATCTTGGAATGAACGAGCCGAGAATTCAAAATGCACTTTTCGTATTCCTCCCCAAGCGTGATGCGCGGGATGAGGATCAGGGTCTGCATGTCGAGATGTTCCAGCGCGTAATTGATGGCGTAATCGTTGCGTTCGCGGTTCTCACAGATGCCGATTTCGACCAGCGATTCCCAGGCGCACATGCGCTTCAATTCTTCGTCAGTTATCCGCATGTACCGGCGGCGCGTGGTGAACAGCCGCTCGATGTTGTCGTCGATCTTCTGCTGGATGTTCAGGTCTGTGGCATCGCTAATTTCGAGGTAAGCGTCGGCCAATGAATCGCCGATGTCGCTGCGCTTGATTTCGTAGGTGCGGTTGAAGAAGAGCGTTCGAGTTACGGCGTTGCGCTCTTCATCGTCGCACCATGGAGTCGCATCAAAGCCATAACGCGGTCCGTTACAGGACTCGATGATGCGACGCCATCCGGCAGCAGGGCTGTGCTTTGCTTCGTCCACGATCAGCATGTCCTTCTTGCTGAAGTCCACTGAGTCATGCGGACAGCGGACATCCACAATCTCGTCAGGCACACCGGCAACACGGAGCGAGGTGCGCGCTTGCTGACATGTCTCACGGGTTGGAGCGAGCCAGCCGAATCTCAATCCAGATCCGCAGTTTTGATAGTTCTTGATAATGCTCGCGGCAATCCATGTCTTGCCGCTGCCTGCCGGTGCGATGATCAGTCCATCGCTAGTTTTGGCCCACTCGACTGCTTTTTGTTGGTATTCTCTTAGATTCATAGTTTTAGGAAATTTGTCCCTCCGACCACTGCTTCATAGCAGCCGGAGGGTGTTGTCCGTACCACACGGTACGAATCGCTACTGGGCGGTAGCGGCGCAGGGAGTCAACGGTTGCGTCGTATGTTGAGTTTCCATGTACTTCCTTAGCGCCTCCCGAGCGACAAATTGGATCTTCAGTCCGTTGCGGTTGCAGAACTCCTTGAGGTCGTCATGGAGCTGCGTATCGATTGTGACGACTCGCGTCATCTTTTCTTTTTTCATGGTTTCTCCGTAAGTGACTTAATGTATCGTTTCCGTTCAGCCGGTTTGGCGTCGATGATGTACTGTAAAGCTCCGCAAGCATTCACGCTCGCAGTATGTTCCCAGTCATCCTTCTTGTCGTACAATTCATGCCATCGTTCGTTGGGTACGACGACAATCTGGCCGGTTCGCTTGTGACGGAACACGAATGCGGCTGGTCCGATTGGGATGTTCATTCCTCCTCCCTCATCTTTCCGGTTGCTTTATCGACCACACCTAAAGCGATGGCGTTGAAGAGGTGGACGAATCCGCATTGAGCGCAGATAACTTGAACAAACGGAATGTGTCCTGCGCCCTGAATCAGTGCTGCCGGTATTCCATCGTTGTATTCTGTTGTGTCGATTACAGTGTCTAAATTGAGCTGCTTGTGTCCGCAGAATAAGCAGCATCGTTTTACCGGCAAACCGTTGATTGCATTAAAAAGCACTCTCTTGTGTCCTTCGGTTAATTTCATCGTCCCTCCAACCATTTCTTGAGGTCGTTCAACTCGTCCACTTTGGCTTCGAGTTCTTTGATGCGGTCGTTGGCCGCGTTGAGTTCGCGTTCGAGTTGGATGCCTTCAGTCACTAGATATGATTCAGTGCAATCTTCCTGCGACCTACGAAGCGCAGAGTCCATCCTTGGTGTATCGCTCACAACTTCACCTCCTTCTCATTCCACAGCAGCAGATCGGCGCGGAGTGCGTCGTTCTCTCGCTCTAGTTGGGTGATGCGCATATGCTGCTCCGCTAGTCGCTCCCCTGCTTCAGCGACTGCCGCGTTGGCCGCGCCATCGTCGGATTGGATTTCTGTTGCCAATATGTGCATGGCTGCGATCAGTGTTTCGGTTGAGGTTTTCACGGCTTGGCCTCCTTGGCTTTGCGCCATTCACGCTGTGCAATCAGCAGTTTCTCAAATCCATTAGAATCTTCTCCTGCCTCTAAGATTACGGATGCATATTCAAGCGCATCCCCCGCCTCCTCCAGCCGACGAATCCGATCAGTCAGATTGAGTGCGTGGATATTCAGTTTTCGTAACATCTCATTGGCCGCGTTAAGTTCGCGTTCCAACCTCCTGCACAGCATACCAAGATCGGCCACATTGTGAGGAGTCGAGTCTGATATTGGGGTGTCGCTCATTTCGATTCCTCCAATGCCGCGTGAATGTGCGAGAATTCAATGGCGAAGATCGTGTCGCGAATGGCGATGGCGATGTCGCGATGCTCCTTCTGTGTACCCTTGGAGCAACGCTGTTCGAAGTAATGAATCCATGAGCGGATGTTGCCGGTCATGTACAGCGTCGTCTGCGTACAGAGCGGAAGAACCATGCGAGCAGTCTCTCGGCTCACGCCCTCATTGATCAGCGTTCGATATGTCCTGAAAGCTAGATCGACCGACTTGGCGACAACTTCATTGGCCCACTCTTGCGGATAAACCTCTCCGCTTCCCTGGCGATTAACACGGTCCTGAGTGCGAAGCTCAACCAGCTCGGCAGTATCGGTCGGTGCATATCGCTGGCTGAACTCTTGGAAGCAAAAGCTGCGATGGCGAATGATCTGGGCGGAGATAGCACGACTCGTCTGAATCTCGACTGTCATCGACGCCTGTTCAAAGATGCTCCAATGGCCATGCCTGATGCAGTAGGCCAGTAGTTTTGGAGCGGTGAGCAGGCTCATCTGATTGCTCGGATTGCTGACACGGGCGGCGAACGTGATGAAATCGGACGCGGTCATTGTACCGTCGCCGACAAGGGGTTTGGTGATAGCTACAAGTTTGACTTTCATGGATGCGAATTGGATGCGTTAGAGTTGGTTGTGCGTTATCAGGGAATACGCACCCCTCCCTGTTTTGGATTAGAACGGCTTTTCTTCTGGGGCCGTGGCCACAGCAGGCTTCATCGCCTTGATGCGATACGCCTTCTTCTTCTCGCCATTCAGGTCGTACTCTTCAGCGCGAACGATAATGGTAAGCTCAAGACCGATCATCGACTTGAGGAAGTTCGCGTAGCTGCCCTTCTTGCCAAGGAAGTCCACTTCGGTTCCATCCGGCACGTTGTGGTTGGTGGCGGCAACCAACTGGTTGACGCGGAACCAGACGTTCTCCTGGTTGATGAAACGGTCTGCGATGCTCGATCCGTCTTCGGTTGCGAACGTCACCTTGCAGACCTCGCGGCCCTTGGCGTCGAGCGTTTCCTCGACCTTCATCACGGTGACAGTGTACTCGCCTTCAGCATTGATGTAGCTGCCTCCGGCGTCCTTACGATTGACTTTGAACATAATTGTTAGGTTTAGTTTTCCGATTTATTCAGCACCCATTTTGGGCATGAAAGTGTGATGGTCGTTGTTGGGTAGGATGGCCAACTGTCCAGTGCGCGGCATTCGTGGAGCGTCGAGATTGCCTTCCTGCGAAGGTTTTCACCGGCCTGAAGCCATTCGGCGTCCAGCTTGTAGATGCCAACCGCGTACGGGGCTTTTCGTTCCACGGCGACGAAGATGAAGTTCTCGGCTCCGGTCATGGCCAGATAATGCGCGGCTTGAATGTGGTAGCCGAACGTGGAGATGGTTCGGCTGAACGCTTCAGGTGATGCGTCGTCCGTCGTCTTCACATCGACCAGGGCATGATCCTCGACCCACAGATCGGGACGAGCTTTCAGAGGTAGGCCAGTCTCCTCATCTTGAGCGAAGACGCTAGCCTCGATCTTATGCGGCAGGTTGATGATTTCCCAGAACGGATGGCGACGAACAGAGTTGGCCACTCCCTGCACATCAATGTCTTCGGCATGCGTCAGGTGGATGCGGCTCTTGTGCTGCTCCTTCCACTGCTTGCCCTCCTTCGTCCGACCGTCGATATCGGGCGGAATCACGGCGACAACCTGTGAGTACAGATGCGGTTCGAGAACAGCGGTGTGAATGGCCGTCCCAAGTTGCATGGCCTTGCTCGGCTCCTGATGCTCGTCCAGCGCCGCTTTGTAGTGCGCTGGCGACTTGAGGATCTTGTTCATCATCGACTTTGAGAGAGCGTCAACGGCGTGATACTTCTCGGCTGGCATGTCGAAATTAACGTGGCGGTTTTGAATGCTCATTCGAGGGTCGGGCTGGAGAACGCTTTGGCCTTGATGAGGAAGCTGTCAGAGTCAGCGATGATCATGTTGGCCACCTTGGTGCTGACATCGCGGAAGTTCTGACCTTCCTTGATCAGGTTCTTGCTGAGCAGGAACGCATTCGCTGTCTCGGAATGTGGCTCAAGAATCTGCTCTAGCTTCTCGACCAGCGAGAAGGTCGATTCCGGCGTCACATTGACCGTCTGGCGCGTTTGAGTGGGTTGAGCGGGTGCTGATGGGGTGTTAAAGTCGGCCACTTCCTCTGGGGTGTAGCGGCCTTGCGTGATGCGCGGATCGAGCATGCGAGTCGCCTTGCTGATCAGACGCGCACGGAGCATCTCAGCAGGGAACTTCGCCCAGCCGCTTCCTGGCTTTGCGGGGATTAGGCCAGCTTGCTTCGCATCGTCTGCGGTGAATGAGACGCGGACCTTCTTCGCACCTTTGCTAAAGTCAGCGATTGCGGCCTGAATGTCGAACTGCACCCAGTCGATATCCCATCCGGCATTCATCAGACCAGAGAGCATCGATTCGCTCTTCATCGTGATGTTGCCATTGATCAAATGATTCTCGCGCTTCCAGGAAAGCGGAGTCATTCGGCTTGCGATGCATTCCAGAGCGAGGACATACCCTTGCTCAGGCTTGACGCATCCGAACATGCCGGAGTGGCTAATCCAGTCGCCCATCGTCTTCACCGCATCCATCGGACTGTCGATGCGGTCGTAGAAGTCAGGACTGGCTGGACTCAGAGGTTGCGGCGCTGGCTGCGACGGCACTGCCACCGTCAATGTTGCTGCTTGGTTGCTCATAGGCTGTATTCTCTATCTGCGGTTGTTTGTTTGTCTTCTTTGCGTACGGATTCACAGCTCCGGTCATTGCTCGACTCTCAAGAATCGCCGCGATGTCGGCTTCCGTGAAAAGGATTCGTCGGCCAATTCTCCTGTGCTGGATGCCGTCATTGCGAACGATTCGCCTTAGCGTCTCGGTGCAGATTTGAAGCATCGCTGCTGTGGCCTTGGCCGTATAAACTTTCATTCAAAAATCGACTGCAATCGGGTGTTTAATCAGGGAGAAAAATCCAATTAAAAACCCCGTCGCGAATTCTCTTCGCGCACTAATCCCGATTGCAGAAAATTGGTCATTGTTGCGGACGTAGTGTCGCAGTTGTCTCAAGTCGTTGCAAGAGGATATTTGAAAATTTTTCGACCTAGCCGTGTCTCGATTCTCTGAAGGTGGGCCACTTGCTCCGGAGTTCCGTTCTGACCGCTGCCATTGAGGAACGTCACACGCTGGTCCATGAGATGATCTTTGCGGCGTTGCCATTCCTTGTCGGATTCGCCGCCGTCGCGTCGGATCGTGTACGGGCCGTGATGTAGTTCCAGGGTGTACGTTTCGGCGTTCGGATTGAACGGCTGACGCTCTGGCTTCGGCCCGAATCCTTCCCAGGTGTCGATATCGGTGTCGTCTTGGTAGGAAGAACGCTGCAATGCCTCATCGATCTTGCGTTCATGCTCCTTCAAGGTTTTTTCGATGCGATCAACGCTCTCAGATATTCGTTTGAACATCGTGGCGGTTTTTTCCAACTGTTCTTTCAACACGGATGATTTTTCGGTTTCCATAGTAATCAGTTATTTGTCGGCTAATTCAGGGAACAACTTGGCGAATTCCTCGGACAGTGATGGGCGGTCTGATTCTGTTGGTTGATCTTCAGTGGATGGTTCGTTGGATGGCTCATCAAGCTTCCTTTCATCGCTCCTCTTGCCCTTGGTTCGCTTCGCAACCTTCCTCTTCAGGCTTTCAACATCATCCTCCAGGCGACGCACAGTAGACCTCAAAACAGCTAACTGTCGCTCGAACGCACGATGCTCACGGATGATCGACAACTCGCTTGTCTCAGCGTCGGCTGGCCGAAACTCGCAACCCTTCCACTGCCGCTCAATCTTGTCGAACACCAGCACCCGACACTTCGGATGCCGCATCGAATTGAACGCCCGTATCGCTGCCGCCAAATCGCAGCCCATCTCCTGGCCGATGTAGGCCAGAACTTCCGACTTGGTCGGGTCCAGATCGTGCCTCTTTGGAGACATCTGGCTGAACATCGTTCGTGGGGTTTTTCCTGATGGCAAATAGCTCATAACGAACTCTAGTCTGCGGTTCATACCAACTCCTGTCAAGGCCCAGAAGTTAGATTTCCATTTTCTCGGTTAGATTCAACTATCTCTCGGTTAGCTACACACGCTATCTATTTCACTAAAATGAAACCCCCCTTGGGATTAAAAACCCAAGGAGGGGTGGTTTCATCCCGAAAACGGTCTGCTTGCACCGCCTCCTGACGGGGCGGACGCAACCGTTCGGGATGAAAAAGAAGAAGATGCGTCGCTCAGTTGCTCGGTTCGAATGCTGTTCAAACGCTCTAAACGACGCGCTGATGCGTTTTGATTGCTGGATGGTGTGATGACAGCGGACATGGGTTTTGATGCGCTAGAATCGAATCGTTCGGAGAACCTAGTTTTGGCAGTGGAATGGTGGCCGACGGTGCATCTAACTTTCTACGCGGTGAAAAGTTCTCGCATGAGCGTTCGATACGCTAACTCGGCGGTAGCCGGAACGACACCGTTTCCGAGGAGACGGAGTTCGTCGGTTCGATTGTCACAGGTGACTTGCAACTGGGCATAGTCCATCCCACTGGCAGACCCATCAGGGTTTCCGCCCAGCGAGCGTTCAGACGATACAACTCGCGGCGGCTCCCATCCGTACTGCTGCTCGCCCGGACGGCTGGGCCAGCAACATAAACCGCTCGCGCAAGCTGATCCGTTCTGTTCCTGTTTGACCCGTCCGGGTTGATTGCTGTCGTCGCCATTCCAGGTGAATCTTTCCAATCGCGAGCCGATGCGGTTGGCCATGATGAACACCCGCTTGCGCTGGTGCGGTGCGCCGCAGAGAGAAGCCGAGAATATGCCCCACGTCGTTCGATAACCCATTCCTGCCAGGTCTTCGATGACGTCGGACAACCCCAGCGAGATATGTCCTTCGACGTTCTCAAAGAAGCAGATCCTTGGTTGGAGAATCCGAATTCCCCTTGCGATGTATGGCCAGAGATGTCTCGGGTCGTCCGCTCCTTGTCGCTTTCCTGCCGCGCTAAAGGGTTGGCAAGGGTATCCGCCAGTGAGGATGTCCACGCATCCGCGAAACGATTCCCAAGGGAAGGTTTTAAGATTCGGCCAAACAGGTGCTGGCTCCAGTTGTCCCGACTCCATTTTCGCAACCAGGTTCGCAACGGCAAAGGCTTCGACCTCACAAAGAGCGATTGAGCGCATATTTGGGATTGCTCGCTGGAGTCCAAGCTCAATGCCTCCGTATCCAGCGCAGAGGCCAATGTGTGTAACTGCCGGGGTAGAATCCATGTATCGCTCATTGCGAATGGTTTGCTTTTGTTCTTTCTGCGGTGGGATACACATCATAATCCTCCGGCACTTCGACCGGGACGACGCGAATCCGGCCTTGAGTGTACTCGCCTGGGTTCAGTTCTCGCGCTGTCGTTTCCGCCTCCTTGCGCGCGCGGAATTCGACCGTTTCAAAACGAACGACCCGTTCCTTTAGATCGGACCAGCCAATCGCGCCGCTGATTTGAACCTTAAAGCGGGGTG